ACAATCAATCTTTCATACGAAACTGATTCAATTCAAGAGTTTACTGTAGAAATGCAAGTCCTCTGGTGGGAAGCAGTTAAGGGAACATCAGCAAAAGCTGGTGGTCAGGATATTAACTAAATAGTGCATAATAACAGTTTAACTTTATAAAATGGCGAAACTATTTGGTTTTTCGATTGAAGACAACGAAAAGAAATCCAAATCTATAATTTCCCCCGTTCCTCCTAATAATGAGGACGGGGTTGATTATTATATTCAATCTGGATTTTATGGTCAATATGTAGATATTGAAGGTGTCTATAGAACTGAATATGATTTAATTCGCAGATATCGTGAGATGTCGTTACATCCGGAATGTGATGCAGCGATTGAAGATGTTGTAAATGAAGCACTTGTCAGCGATCTTTATGATTCGCCAGTTGAAATTGAACTCTCAAATTTAAATGCGAGTGAAAAATTGAAAGATATTATGAGAAGTGAATTTAAGTATATCAAAGAAATCATGGACTTTGATAAAAAGTGCCATGAAATTTTTAGGAATTGGTATATTGATGGGAGAGTTTTTTATCTAAAAGTAATCGATGTAAAAAATCCTGCAGCAGGAATACAGGAATTGAGATATATCGATCCGATGAAAATGAAGTATGTGCGTCAGGAAAAGAAATCTGATGCAAATTCAAGTTTATCTCGTAACAATAATTTACAATCTCAAACAGTTACATATCCGGAAATTGAAGAATATTTCGTTTATACTCCATCACCAAATTACCCATTAGGTTCAGTTGGTGGAGCAGGGGCAGCAAGAGGATCTGTAAGAATTGCAAAAGATTCTGTTACTTATTGTACTTCTGGATTAGTAGATAGAAACAAAGGAACTGTCCTTTCATATCTCAATAAAGCAATTAAGGCACTCAATCAACTTAGAATGATTGAGGATAGTCTTGTTATTTACAGACTTTCAAGAGCACCTGAACGTAGAATTTTTTATATTGATGTTGGCAATCTTCCAAAGGTAAAGGCAGAGCAATACCTTAAGGATGTTATGTCTCGTTATAGAAATAAACTCGTCTATGATGCAAATACTGGCGAAGTTCGTGATGACCGCAAATTCATGAGTATGCTTGAGGATTTCTGGTTGCCAAGAAGAGAAGGTGGTCGTGGTACTGAAATTACAACCTTACCTGGTGGTCAGAATCTTGGAGAACTTGCAGATATTGAGTATTTCCAAAAGAAACTTTATAGAGCATTAGGAGTTCCAGAATCCAGAATTGCTGGTGGTGGTGATGGATTTAATCTCGGTCGTTCATCAGAAATTTTAAGAGATGAACTTAAGTTTTCAAAATTTGTAGGACGCCTAAGAAAGCGTTTTGCAAATATGTTTAACGATTTACTACGCACACAATTACTTCTCAAAAATATTGTAACTCCAGAAGATTGGGAGGTAATGTCCGATCACATTCAATATGATTTCCTATATGATAATCAATTTGCAGAATTAAAAGAAGCAGAGATGCTCGGAAACCGTTTAGGTTTGGTAACTCAAATGGAACCATATATTGGCAAGTATTATTCTACAGAGTATATTCGCAAGAAAATTCTTCGCCAGACTGATTCTGAAATTATTGATATTGACAAACAAATTGAAGATGAAATTCAGAAAGGAATTCTTCCAGATCCTAATGCTCCAGTAGATGAAATGGGTAATCCATTACCTCCAGGAGGAGAAGTTCCACCAGAACAACCAGCACTGGGCGAAGTTCCTGAAGAACCAACAACTGAACCACAACTTCCACCAGAGCCCAAAGGTGGGAAGATATAAATAATCTTATAATAATAAAATAATTTTATGGAAGAACTTATCGATTTGATTGCAACTGATGGGTCTGCTGCGGACGTATCCGACAGAATTAAGGACCTCTTATACAATAAGGCAGCAGAAAAAGTAGATGGTGCTCGCCCATATGTTGCTGCATCGATGTTTGGTGATGAACAATCACACGAGGATCAAGAATAATGACCGTACATAAGCCCGTTGGTGCTGGCAGTTCTATTGCAATTACTTTGGGAGCTGCTACAACTTCATCTGCATTCTCAGTTCAGACTAAGGCATTAAGAGTTGTAGCAGTTGCTTCTGGAGCTTTTATTGGAATTGGAACCAGTCCAACAGCAGCAGCAACAGATTATTATGTTGCTTCCGGAACTGATGCAGTTCTTGCATTAAGTCCAGCATCACAAAGAGTTTCTGGAATTACTACAGGAACTACAACTATAATTGATTTTCCAGGAGGAACTGGATCTCCATTTGTTGTCGGAGATTATGTAACTCTAACTTCTGCGGGACAACCATATTACAATTTTACTCATCAACCTGTTACAGCAGTTAATGCAACAAGTGGAGTTAATGGATTCTATTCTACTAGAATTATCGTTGATGCAAATACATCAGGAATTGCAACTGCATTTTCTACTGATGGGGACTTGAGAAAATCCATAAAAGTTTCGGCATTTGGAACTGGAGCAGGAACTTTATATTATCAACAAGTTCAAATTGCCGGAGACGCATAAAAATGAAACTCATCACAGAAGAAGTATCGCAGGTTAAGTTCATCACTGAAGGTAAAGGTGCTGAAAAGAAGATGTTTATTGAAGGTATTTTCCTTCAGGGAGACATTTGTAACCGTAATGGAAGAATGTATCCTATGTCAACTCTTGCAAAAGAAGTGAACAGATATAATGAAGCATTTGTTTCCAAAGGTCGTGCTCTTGGAGAACTCGGTCATCCTGATGGTCCTACCGTCAATCTTGATCGAGTTTCTCATAAAATTGTTTCTCTTGAACAAAAGGGAAGCAATTTTATTGGTAAGGCACAACTCCTAGAAACTCCAATGGGTAAGATTGCAAAATCTCTCATTGGTGAAGGTGTTTGTCTTGGTGTTTCTTCTCGTGGTGTTGGATCTCTTCGTATGACTAATGAAGGTCATAAGATTGTTGGTGAAGATTTTATGCTTGCAACTGCAGCAGATATCGTTGCCGACCCTTCTGCTCCTGATGCTTTTGTATCGGGAATTATGGAAGGTAAAGAGTGGGTTTGGGAAGGTGGAATTCTTCGTGAAAAACTCGCAGAACAAACTAAGCGTAGAATTAATACCTTAGTAGATGGAAGAACACTTCAGGAACATAAAGTTGAATTGTTCCAAGAATTTCTTTCAAATCTTTAAATTATAAATAAATATAGATTATATACAAAACGATCTAAAATGTCCGTTGGTAGCAATTTACAAGAAATGGAAAACGTAGTAACCAAAGGGGCTGCACCTGCCGAACCAATGCCAAAGTTGTCCACTGGAATTGCTCCTGGACAAACCGGTGCTTGGGAAGATTTGGGTGGTCCTACTCCAGACAACTATCGTCCCGATGACGATTCAGCAAAACTTAACACTCCTGGCGCAACTCTTCAACAAGTTAAAAATGTAGTTAATGCTAAGGCTGGTGCTGCAGAAGCTCCTCGCCCTTCAGCAACTTCAGTTAGTGCTCCTGGTCAAGGTGTAAAGGAAGATTCCGAGTATGATGAAGACGAGGCACTTTTAGAAGCTTCAGAAACTGAAGATGAGGATGAAGAGGAAGAAACCCCTAAGAAAAAGAAAAAGGGTGGAAAGGAAGAAGCAGAGGATGAGGACGAAGATGAAATGAAGGAAGAGTATGACATCGAAGAAGATGTCAACGCTCTCCTTGCTGGTGAGGAGCTTTCTGAGGAATTCCAAGAGAAAGCACGTACCATCTTTGAAGCAGCAATCAAATCGAAAGTTGCTGAAATTAAGGAAGATCTGCAAGCATCTTATGAAGTTGCACTTGTAGAAGAAATCGAAGCAATCAAAGAAGGTCTTACTGACCGTGTTGATGCTTATCTTGAGTATGTTGCTGACGAGTGGATTGCTGAAAATGCACTCGCAGTTGAGCACGGTCTTAAGACCGAAATGACCGAATCATTCCTGCAAGGAATGAAGGGTCTTTTTGAAGATCATTATGTTTCAATCCCTGAAGATAGATATGATGTCATCGAGAGCATGGTAGATAAACTTGATGAAATGGAAGAAAAACTCAACGAGCAAATCGAAAGAAATGTTGCTCTTAATAGAAGATTAGCAGAGTCGGTTGCTGATGTAATCTTTGCAGAAGTCACTGAGGGTCTTGCACTTTCTCAGAAGGACAAACTCGCTTCTCTCTCTGAAAATGTTGAGTTTGATAGTGAAGAGAGCTATCGTGAGAAACTAGTAACTCTGAGGGAATCATATTTCCCAACCAGAACTGCTGGTACTCAAAGAAACGCTAGTGAAAATTTGTCTGAATCAACTGATTATACCCAAGGTCAATCAGTTACTGGCACAATGAGTGCTTATCTTCAGACTCTCCAAAGAGTTTCTAAAAAGTGATTTTTAAATCATACAGTCAAACTAACAATTTCCAATAGAGGTAAAAACAATGCAAATGTTCAATGCAGAACAATTGCAGGAGAAGTGGGCACCCCTCCTCGATTACGAAGGTCTTGATCCAATCAAAGATTCTCATCGCAGAAGTGTAACCGCAATCCTGCTCGAAAACCAAGAAAAATCAATCCGCGAAGAGCGCGAATTCCTTTACGAAGCATCACCATCAAACTCAGCCGGTACTGGTGGTTTCGGTGGTGCTGACGCACAAAACGCAGGTCCTGCTGCTGGTTTCGACCCCGTACTGATCTCCTTGATCCGTCGTTCGATGCCTAACTTGATTGCTTATGATATCTGTGGCGTTCAACCAATGAACGGTCCTACTGGACTCATCTTTGCGATGCGTTCACGTTACAGCAGCCAGTCTGGTACTGAAGCATTCTACAACGAAGCAGATTCCGCTTTCTCTGGTCAGAACAATAGCTTCAACCGTACTGCTGGTTTCATCGATGGTACTGTTGGTCTTGGTACTACTGCTCAGGCAGGAACCAACCCAGGTCTCTTAAGCGCAACCAACCAAGGCACGGCAGCAGCTGACTATAACGTCGGTGAAGCAATGACCACTGGTAACGCTGAAGCACTTGGCGACGGCAACACCAACTACTTCAACGAGATGGCATTCTCGATTGAAAAAGTTACTGTTACTGCAAAATCAAGAGCACTCAAGGCTGAGTACTCACTTGAGCTCGCACAAGACCTCAAGGCAATCCACGGTCTGAATGCTGAAGCGGAATTGGCAAATATTCTCTCAACTGAGATTCTTGCTGAAATCAACCGCGAAGTTATTCGTACCATCTATAAGAGTGCTGTTCCTGGTGCTGCATCAAACACTGCTACTTCTGGTACTTTTGACCTTGACGTTGACTCCAACGGTCGTTGGTCAGTTGAGAAGTTCAAGGGTCTTATCTTCCAAATCGAGCGCGATGCAAACGCAATTGCACAGCAAACTCGTAGAGGAAAGGGTAACACTATCATCTGCTCTGCTGACGTTGCTTCAGCACTTGCAATGGCTGGTGTTCTCGATTACACCCCTGCACTCAACGCTAACTTGAATGTTGATGATACCGGCAATACTTTTGCTGGTGTTCTCCAAGGCAAGTTTAAAGTCTACATTGACCCATATTCGGCAAACGTTGCTGCTAACCAGTACTACGTTGTTGGTTATAAGGGTTCCTCAGCTTATGATGCTGGACTCTTCTACTGCCCATACGTTCCTCTCCAAATGGTTCGTGCTGTTGGTGAGCAAACCTTCCAGCCTAAAATTGGCTTTAAGACCAGATATGGTCTTGTTGCTAACCCATTTGCTAAGGGTTCTTCAACTGCAACTCCTGGTACTATCTCAACCAACTCTAACGTATACTACAGAAGAGTTAGAGTTACCAACCTCATGTGAGTCTTTCTCACACATTCATCAGACCTCCCGCAAGGGGGGTCTTTTTTTTATCTAAATATTAAAAAATGCCGTTTGTAATATACGGAAAGTATTAAGATGACAACAAACGCACTTGCCAATCAAATTGGAAATAGGAATTTTTTATCTCCAACTGGATTTAAATTTACTTTGGCAAAGTATCCAAAAGTTCCATTTTTCTCAAATTCCGCAAGAATACCAGAATTAAATCTTTCTACAGTAATTCAACCAAATTATCTAAATGATATTCCACAACCTGGTGGTAAGATGATTTTTGGAGATTTTAATTTAAAATTTCTTGTTGATGAAGATATGGAAAATTATATGATTATTCACAATTGGCTTACTGCTTTAGGTGGTTCCGGAAGTCTTCAAGAATATGCAACTTTGACCACAGATAAGGATGGAACTAAAGATGATAAAAGAGCATATAGTGATGGAACTCTACGTGTCTTAAACAGCAATTTCAAAGATACTGCACTTGTAAGATTTCAAGACCTGTTTCCAGTTTCTATAACTTCACTCGAATTTGATTCAACAGTTACAGATATTCAATATCTTACAGCAGAGGTAAGTTTCAAATACACAATCTATGATATACTAGGTCTAGACGGCAAACCACTTTATCCATTTACAAGTACATGAATCTTGATGAAATTCAGGAGATGTGGCAGAGAGATTCTGTCATCGACCCTGACAACCTACACGATGAATCACTAAAAATTCCTCAATTACATTCCAAATATTATACTCTTTACAATACTATCACTCTTCTTCGTGAGAAGGCACGAGAAACTTATAATAGAGTGCGTCTAGAACGTTACAATTACTACACAGGAAAGGCACCAGCAGAGGTCTATGCAGAAGAACCATTTCCGTATAAGGTAAGGGAAAAGGATGCCATAGAAAGGTATATGAGTGCCGATGAGAGACTATCCAAAATAGATTTGAAGATAAGGTATTATGATATTATGTTAAAGTTTCTTGAAGAAATTATTAAGACAGTCTCTAACAGAACTTATCAAATTAAAAATTCCATTGAATGGCATAAATTTCAAGCAGGATTTAATTGAGGCAGAAATGCCTCTTTTTTATTGCCGATAAATATTTGTATCGAAATGATATAAATTATGAGTCATTTGATTATATCAAAAAAGAACGAAGTATATCTGCATATCAAAGCAGAACCTCACATTTATTACGAATTGGCAGATCAGTTTACATTTGAGGTTCCTAATGCAAAATTTAGTCCTCAGTATAAAAACAAATACTGGGACGGAAAGATTCGTTTGTTCAATACACAAACTGGCGAAATTTATATTGGACTCTTAGACAGAATTATTCGATTCTGTGAGGACCACGAATACACATATGAATTTGCAGACAATAAGTTCTATGGACTTCCTTTTGAGATAAATGATGGAATCTCAAAGGAAGGTGTGAAAGATTATATGACTGCAATCAGTAGACACGCCCCACGCGACTACCAAGTTGAGGGAGTATACGACGCCTTGCGACATAATCGAAAATTATTGATATCTCCAACTGCTTCTGGAAAG